GCGGGCCTACTATCAGGTACAGACAAAGAAAAAATTGACGGGGGTTGGAGCAAAACCGTTTTTAGTTCTTATAAAGTTGGCACCACGGCGGACCCAAGCACGACTGCGGAAACCCCCGCGACTGCGCCAGTTTTGGCAGAAATGACCCACACATTCACCCCCGCGAAAGCAACTAATTTAATAAAAGTGAAATGTGGTTGCTCTTTTGATAAAACCGGCGGCGGTGATGACGGCGTGCGGATGGCGGTTTTTGTTGATGGCGTGGTCCAGACCGAAACAACGCGGCGCGATTTTGTCGGGAGCAATAACGACTACGATACTTCCTTACATACTTTTTGGTGCGGGAGTCTATCAGTAGCGGCACACACGATTGACGTTCGATTTTGGGGGACCGACGACACCATGATAGCGGTTGACGTTGAGCGTAATTTCTTTATAGAAGAAATAGACACCATTTAACCAAAAGGTAACCATATGCCAAGCGATTTTAAATTAAAGATATACAATAAGGACACCGACATACAATCGGGAGAGGTCGACCTGAAAAAGTTAGATGCTGAGATAAGAAGCGCGGCCTGCGTTAACAGTTTCAGAGCATTAGGTCAAGAGGCGTCGCAAATAATTGTATACGGCGAGAGCATAGGCGACGAGTCGGCGCTAGATAATATAGTCCTTAGCCACAGTAGCGAAGAAGACCTAGACGACCTACAAAAGCAGCTAGACGATGAGGTTGACGACTGCGCAAACGGCAAACGCTCGCAGTTTTTAACGCCCCACATGGACCTAACCTATATTAATAAAAAACTAGAGGCGCAAAAATTCAAAGATGCGGGCAATCCTGAAAACGAAATCGACGAAAACGAACCGTTTTCAGGGCTATACCCATATGTGTCCGCCTACAGATATTCGGAAGAGCTAGCAACGGGGGAAGAGTCCGCCGCTAAAATTTTAGGCATGTCGGCAGTTTTAACTCCGATAGACGCAAAAATAGAAAAACATCGAAACACAGCTAAAAACCAAATAAAAAAACATAAGCTCGCGGCCAACCGGTCCCTAATGAGGGCGGCGAGAACCGAGGCGCGAAACGCAATCAATGGAATTTCGGAAATTTTATAGGTGCAAAGTGTCTTCTTTTACTGAAGCAACAATCAATGGTAATTTCTAATGTATAAAAGGCGGAGTTTTTGCGGCCCAGCAGGTTATGGCCCAATATCAAAATTTCTGTCGTTAGTAGTCAATAAATGCTTAGATTTTCTCAGCCTTAATTTTGAAAAATCTTGTAAAAACCATGATATAGATTGGGATGATGGGCCAAAAACTATAGACGATATAAGATTTGCGCTTAGCGTTTACAGCGAAGCTAAAGAGCAGAAAGGCGCGGGTATAGCATGGCTCGCTGCTTTGATTGGGTTTATTGTGGTAAGATTAACAGCAATAGTTTATAAATTGACAGACAAAAAAGGTGCTTAAAAGATCATGGATAAAACAATAGGTTTTATCGTTACAAGGGCTTTTTCTATAGCTAAGATTAAGAAGGCTAATATTGCTGTTGAAGATGATGAAATGGACGACGGCATTGATACCTATAACGACCTTATAACTCAATTTTCTATAGACGGAATAAAATTAGGCGCGACTATCGTTAGTGTTAAAACTGATGAGACGGGATTACCTGACTGGTCACTAGAAATGATGAAGACTCAGCTTGCATTAAGATTGGCTGATGAATTCGATAGGCCGGTAAGCGTTGTTCTTGGTGAGCGTGCAGACCGAGCCATGAGAGCCGTATTAGAGATGGTAGGCGATGATATAGTTTCTACCCCTGCTACTTATACCCCTCGCGGTTCTGGCAGCACTAGATACAGCGACGGGCCTACATTTTATCCTGACACTGAATGCGGTACTATTCTAACAGGCGGTAACGAGAACCTTCTAACTGATGAAGGCCAAACATTAAAAGATAATACCGGTTGCAACGGTGTTAATGGAGACAGTGGGTTCTAATGAGTTCAAAAGAAAATAACCTAACAAAAGTTACAGAGATTGGAAACGATGATTCTGTTCGCGTTCTTGCCGGTGGTGCTAGTCGGAATATTACTAAAACTAATTTTGTTACGACTATTACACAACTATTGATCGATGCTGGTTTTTTAACTGCTAGCACATTGCCCGCAACAATCAGTAATTCTCGCAAGATCGAAACCTTTACCACTGCTCATGCGATTGTAGTTACCGATGATGTAATTCTAATGGATGCAACGGCGGCGAGCTTAGGTGTAACGTTACCAGCGGCGGCAAGCTTTTATAATGCCACTGATACCAAAGGGCAAAGAGTAACGGTTAAAAAGATTGATGCATCTAACGTAAACACGGTTACTATAACCTCAATTGTTCCCGAGCTTATAGACGGCGCTGATAGTTTGGTTTTAGAAACAAACGGCAAGCCTTTTGTAGACATTCTCTCAGATGGGGTTAATTGGTGGCTAATATAAGTATAGGTGGTGGGTTTTATCAGAGTTCGGTATTGCCTTTTGCCTCTCAAACATGTGTTAATTTATACCCTGTAAACCCTCAAAATAGAGGGGCTATCAGTGATGCGGCGTTATTCTCCACGGCTGGAACAGAGCAGCTTTTTGATGTTGACGGTATTGGGCGCGGAGCCATTGAGTTTTTAAGAAATGATGACGCTAGCGTTCGGTCGTTAATCCCTGATGTTTATTTTGTTGCAGGTACAAAGTTGTATCAAATGACCGGGCTAGTCGCTAACCCTGTTGAATTGGGAACTATTGCCGGTGATGGCCGCGTGATAATGGCTACTAATGGATTGGTGATATGCATTTTAGAAGTTGGCGGAAAAGGTTATTTTTTCGATCCTGACACCGGTTTGGAAGAAATAACTGACCCTATATTTGCATCATTCCAAGCGCAGGCGGGCGGCGTAACAAGCGTTGTATCGTTAAACGGATTCTTTGTTTTCACAACGGCAAAGGAGTTCTTTCTATCATCGTTAGTGGTTACTAACAAAGGTAAGAATTTTGACGGCTTAGACTTCGCAACGGCTGAAATCAAACCGGATGACAATGTAAGAGCCGGTGTTATTGATAACGAATTATATATTTTCGGCACTAAAACGGTGCAAAGATTTAGAGTTAGCGCGGTTGGTTTTCCATTCCAAGCAATAGCTAGCGCCTCATTTGATCGCGGATTATTGGCAAGGCATAGTTTTATTGAATTTGATGACTCTTATTTTTATATCGGTCGTCAAGAGAAAGGCGGTGCTGCAATTTTAGAGGCTTCACGCGGTCGCATATCAACGGATGCTATTGACTCTATTATCCAGCAATACACCCAAGAAGAAATAGAAGCGGCTTATGCTATGTCTTATGAAGAGGACGGAGCGTTGTTTGTAGCCTTTTCTTTTCCTGATAGGACGTTTGTATATGATGCCACGGCTTCACGCCTTCAGCAGGCTAATATATGGCATGAGCGAAAGTCTAACGGAACTCAATGGCGGGTTAATGTCATTATTGACGGTTTTAATCGTAAAATCGTATTGGATAATCAAGCGGGCATCGTTGGCAACTTAGATAGAAATATCTTAAGCGAATATGGAGCCAACATTAAGCGAGAGTTCGCCGGTCAATTCCTAATCAATCAAGGTAATGTATTTTTTGCTGATCAAGTTGAATTGAAAACTCAAGCCGGTGTTGGTACTGATCCCGTTTACCCTGCTACTGATGATAATGACCCCACTGTATTAATGGAATTCTCAGACGATGGCGGCAATATCTTTTTGGCCGGTGGCACTAGAAAGCTAGGTTTCGAGGGTAATTTTACTATTAGGCAAATATGGGAAAGACAAGGCCGTATTGATTATGACCGTGTTTATAGATTCTCGACAAGTAACGCGGTGAAAGTCGCATTCTTAAGATTAGATGTTAAGTTGGCTGCATAATGAGCGATTTGGAGGTACCGAACAGAAAGGACCCTATAACAGTTGATGAGCTAATGTCGCCACAGTTCGCTAGATTTATGGAGGGCATGACAGAGGTTTTAAATCATTTGCAGATTGGCGATGGTGATCCGATTGCTACATTGGTGACTAGCAGAAAAATGCTATTCATTCGGCAGGATGGCGGAGTGGGTACGACTTTATACATTAATGAATTAGGCGACGGCACTAGCGCAGGATGGCGCGCACTATGATGAAACTAATACAGATTAATGATGCTTATTTAATAAAATCCATTATTACCGACCCTGAGTTATGGGAACGGTTGAAAGAGGACGGAATTAATCCAGATGATTATGAGCCGACAATGGGTGTTGGTGATTTATATCTAGGTATTTATGTTGATGGTTTATTAATTGGGTTATTTTCCTACCATAAGCAAAACGGCTCAACGATCAGTATTCATGCAAATATTTTACAAAAGTATAGAAAGCAGTATGCTAAAGAAGCCGGTAGGTTAGCGATTACTTACTTTGCTTGTGATACGCATGATACAATACAGAAATTAATTGCAGAGATTCCCGTTATCTATAAAGATGTTTATCACTTTAGCCTTAACAACGGTCTGATCAAAGAAGGCATTAACAGAAAATCAATTCTTAAAAATGGTGAGTTAGTGGATACTTACATGTTAGGCATAACAAAACAAGAAGCCCTTGCAATTCAACTAGAGAGGGTAGCGTAATGAGTAGCGTTGTAGAATCAGTAAAAGGTGTAGCAGCAACAGCGGCCCCGGTTATAGGCGGTGCCATTGGCGGGCCTGCTGGCGCAATAGCTGGAAACTTGGTAGGCGGCGCTCTAAGTGGCGGAACTCCTACATCAACACAATTAGCAGCAGGGCAAGCAGCATCAAGCTTATTTTCAGCTAAAGAAATTGAAGATGCAGCAAAACTAAAAGCCCAAGGAATTACTCGCGGTGCAGGCGTAACAGCAGCAGGCCTAAGAGAAGGTGCAGATATAACAGCGGGCGCTTTTGATAGGGCGCAAGGCCAATTTCAACCATTTACAGTAGGCGGTACTGAGGCGGCGGATTTAGAGGCAGCTTTAAGCGGTGCATTAGGTCCAGAGGCTCAGAAAATAGCCTTTGATTCCTTGGTAGAGAATCCTTTTACAGAAGTTATTAGACGAGGTGGAGAAAGGTCAGTAAATCAAGGCGCGGCGGCTTCCCTCAACTTAGGCGGCGGAGAAAGGTTGAAGGCATTAACTGAATTCGGTCAAGATCTTACAAAGTCAACAATAGGAAGTCAGTTAGAAAACTTACGATCCGTTAGGCGCCAAGGTACTCAGGCAAGCAGTAATATCGCTGATCTTATCGGCAGAGCCGGCCAAGTTCGTGGTGGTGGTGTTGCTGGCGCGGCAGGTGTTGAAGGCGGCGGAATACAGCAAGCGGCAGGCGCTAGGTCTCAAGGTCAATTAGGCGCAGCAGGTGAGATTAAAGGCGGCATAGAAGGCTTAACTGATATATTTTTCAATAAAGAATTACTAAACAGAGGTCGTGCATAATGGCTTTATTAGATCAAGTTTTAAAAAGCAGAGGACAGCTAATATCCCACGCTGGACAAGAGGATAAGCAAGCTAGATTTCTTGAGACTTCAAACTTAAGAAGTGTTGGTATAGGTGCGCTTGAAGCTTTAAATATTGCCGACCCGCTACAACGTAATGAGTTTTTGCAGCGTAGAGCGCAAGAGATTGAAGCGCGTGGCGGAGATTCACGCGATACCCTAGAAGCATTGCAAATGCCTTTCGAGCAGCAGCAGCAAGCATTACAAGGCGCAGTTCAGATTGCCCAGCAAGCAGGGGTTTTACAGGCCCCCAAAGTTACTAAGCCGGTCGAGACAGCGGAAGAAGCAGCTAGAAGGGCTGGATTAAAAGAGACTGAATTACTCAAGGTTAGAGCGGCAACACCAGAGGCTAAAGCTGAGAGAGCCAGAGAAGAAAAGCAAAGAACTCGCGACGAAACAGAAAGAGTCAAGAAAGAAGAGGCTATACAAATAGAGGCAAGAGGCGCGGTAGATTTAATTACTGATTTATCCGGAAGCGATCTAGATCTTATATTTGGCAGAGAAGAGCAGTTCAAACCGCAGCGGGCAAGATCTCAAGCGGGACTAGATTTGCAGGCCAAGAGAAAGAGAATCGTTAGCCTATTAGAGCTAGGCGCGGCCGGAAAGCTTAAAGGTCAAGGTCAGATTACAGAGGCTGAGCGAAGAATATTATCAGACTCCGTGGGCCTCATTAGTAATGAGCTGGTTTCTCCTGAATTAGCTGAGCAAGAATTTGAAAGGATTCGTCCTATATTTGAGAAAATTGCAGGCACAGCGCAACCAGCAACGATCGGAAGATTCCAAATTAAGGTAAAATAATGCCAACTTTTGAAGTTACAGACCCTACAACAGGGCAGACATTAGAGTTAACTGGTGATTCTCCACCTACTGAGATAGAGTTAGAAGAGATTTTTTCAACTTTTAAGCCTAAAGAGGCTTCTAATGGACTTTCTGTTGATAGTGTTGATAGTAGTATTCAGCGCCCTTTGGATCAGCGACTAGATAAAGAGCTGCCAGAAGGAACTATAGGAGCCGGAATTATAGAGCCTTTAGGCGCTATCGTTACCGGAGCAATTGCTGAGCCTATCGCTGGACTGGCTGGAATTGCTGGGGGGCTACTATCCGGCGAGGAAGGTCAGGGCGAAAGATTCATTGAGGCAACTAGGGAAGCGCTGACATTTAAACCAAAAACGAGGCAGGGTCAAGAAGGACTTGAATCAGTTAGTGAAGCATTAGCACCTGTTGCAGAGGCTATCACAGGAGCCGAGTCTGCTTTAGGTGACGCGACATTTGATGCTACAGGTAGTCCAGCATTGGCCGCCGCCGCCACAGCTATACCAACGCTAGCCACTGAGATTTTAGGAATTGCCGCACCATCATTGGCGGTTAAGGGTTCTCAATCTGCTAAGCGATCAGTTGAGGCCGCTAAATCAGCAGCAAAAAGAAGACTTAAAGAAGGTAAAATTACTAGGGAGCTGAGTGACGCGCTCCCAAGTATCGATCAAATTAAGCAAACATCGAGAGAAGTTTATAAAGAGATTGATGATTTTGGCGTTACTTTAAAGCCCGAATCCTTTAGGAGATTAGCGGTCAACTTAAGAAAGACGGCTAAAAGAGAAGGCTTAGATCCTACTCTTACTCCTAAAACTGAAGCAGCTATAAAAAGATTTGACGACGAGATTGGTAACGATGTCAATTTGACAGAAGTAGATACGCTCAGGAAGGTTGCACAAAATGCAGCTAAATCTATTGAACCTGCCGATGCTAGATTAGGATCAATGATGATTGAAACGATCGACCAATTTTTGGATAATATTAATCCCAGCGAATTAAAAAGAGCTTTCGGAACTCCTAAAAATATAGGTTCTCGTTATAAAACAGCAAGGGAATTATGGGGCAGAGCAAGGCGGTCAGAGTTGATTCAGGAGGCTTTTCAAAAGGCTGATTTGCAGGCGTCCGGATTTGAAAATGGGATAAGAACTCAATTCAGAAGCATATTAAACAATAAAAAGAAAAGACGATTCTTTAAGCCTGACGAACTTAAAGCAATGAATAGAGTTGTCAAAGGCGATAAAAAAGAGAACTTGGCAAAATTAGTAGGCCGTTTGGGGTTCTCTGAAGGTGGAGCCACTAATATTTTAGGTGGCCTTGGCGGTGTTGCGGCTGGCGGCGCTTTAGCTGGTGGAACGGGCGCTTTAATAGTTCCTGTTATTGGGCAGGTATCGAGAAAGCTTGCGCAAAGAATGACCACTAAAAACGCTGAATTTGCAGATGAAGTAATTCGGGCCGGTAAAGATGGCAGAAAAATTGTCGAGTCTTATTTAGATAACACCGCTAAAAATCAAGTAGACTCTGCTGAGCTTTCAGAATTATTAATGAGGCCTAATATTGATCTTACAAATCTTCCTAAAGGATCTGTAGTTGAGCAGGCTAGAAGAATAGCTTTCGATAGGCAGGAAGCGGCAAAGGGTGCGGCCTCGGCGATACCAGTAGCAGGCGCTCAGGAAGTTTCAGAAGATACAAGGCTACAGCAATTGCTTGCTGAGCAAGACGCAGAGATAATAGAGTAAATAACAGGAATAAAGACAATGGCATCGAAACAAATCACAAGTTCATTAGCGCGTAACGACTTACAAGTCCAGCAGACAACTAACAAACTATACGCACAGCCTGTTTCTTCAAGCGTTGGTTCTGCCCCGGACATTATTCTAGCGGATAATACCCCAGAAATATCCACTTTGGAGGACGGGCAGCCCATACAGATAACATTGGGGCATGGAAGCAATACGATTGTTAACCCTACCTTACAGATAGGGTCAACTGATTCTAAGGAGATTGTCAAAGATGATAACCAGCCTTTGCTTGTCGGGGACACTGGAACGCTTCCTATTTTCTCTTATAGCGCCGCGTTTGATAAATATATTTTAATGAATCCGTTTTCAATTACTAATAACCACCTAGCACCAATGCTAGAGTCAACTGTTAAAGGAAGGGTTTCAGGTTCAGGTACGGGTGTCCCGGTTGACCTAACAGATTCGCAAGCGCGAACAGCTTTAGGATTAGGCGGTCTTTCTGTATTGAATTCTGTAGGGCAGGGGCAGATAGATTCGGGTGCTATCCATACTGATGAGCTGGATACTGGCCTATTTTCCGCCACAATATCATCAAATCAGTTGACGGTGATGTCTACGGGCAGCTATGGGTTTTACCCAGTGCTGGACCACTCAACAACTGGCGGTCTAAATGTATCAATAAGTTTGGAGGATGATCTTAGCGCCGGGGGTCTAGTAAATTATCTATCGACTGGCGCAATGTCTGGCGGAACACTGACAGTTAATCAAGTATTCGTTAATTCTTCTCCGCCGTATACCTTGGGTCACGGGGACATTCCATATTTCTTTTTTATTAGAGTTAGCAGCTTAGGGGCGGTAATTTCTACGACTTCGGCTCCGGTGCCACCATGGGCCTATAACGGCCCGACTAGCGTTATTCCAGATTTTAAAGGGAGGGATGGCAAGAAATACCAGATTCATAGTGGTATAGATATGTCTGACCCTGATTGGTTTCAACGGCATATGGACGGAGAAATATTCGAGGATAAAATCATAGAGATTACCCACGATATAAAGAATGCGGACATGGATTTATTACCTCATTCTTTTTATAGCGCCGAACCATCTGACACGATAGCTCTACTTGACCCGCTGTCAACGCAAAAACTGGGCGATCTAGCTAGAAACGGGGTGGAGATAGGAAAACTTATCGAAGACGGGCATTTGAAAATAACTAATGACTTTCTGGACCAGAACGCTCCTAATGGTGTCAAAATCATTCCTATAAAATGGAAATAACGAATATAAATATCGACGTAGAAGCATAAAAATATGAGCTTATTATCAATATTCAAAGCCCCCGAAACGATAGACAAAGCCCTTGGCGCAGTTATAAGCGCGGGTGACGCATTAGCGTACACCCCAGAAGAAAAAGCCGAGATGAAAAAGAAAATGGCTGAAATTCATCTTGATCATATTAAAGCTACGGCAGGCGAGAACAATCACACCTCAATAGCTCGACGATGGTTTGCAATGGCGGTTACGGGGCCGTTTATATTCCTAACATTAGGTAGCGCGATATTTGAAGCTTTCGGGAAAACTGACATAGCTGACCATTGGCAAGAATTAGCTATGTCAGATTATTCAAATCTGGTTCTTATGGTTGGTGTTTTTTACCTCGGGGCCCACGCGGCTAAAGCATTTAAAAGTTAAATAAGACGCTATAACGCACACCAATATAGATACGCTCATAAAGCATATTAGGGTTTTTAGCATTTCTTTTTATCGCTCTTTATCAAAGCCGTTAATTTATTGATTTGCTTATTCTTCTTTCTTGCTTCCTTGCGCTTTCGTCTATGCATCACATGGTCTCGATAATTTCTATATGCGGCCAATCCATAAACGATTGATCAGTTATATCCCCGTCATTATCCCAGTCACAACCGCACCGCAACACATAACCTTTAGTGTGGGCAATTCCGCGAACGATTCCGATAAGATGAGCAAAGCGCTCAATGTTATTCCAGTCAATCGGATATGGAGCAATATCGACCGCTTTAGATGGCATTTCGTTATGATTAGAATCAGGAAACTTTAATTTGCTTCTGCCTTCGTGGAATGCCTTGTTCTGCTCGCTCTCTCCTCTGTGGCCGCATAACACGGTGAAGTCGATAACCTTTATAGCTTCGTCTAAAACCTCCTGTAATCGCCTGTCACAGCTTAATAGGTTGTTCTTTGATCTTGTTCCAAATTTATACATTTACTAACCCTCTATTTGCAAATCATTGGTTTTAATGTTTCTTTATCAATCGCCACGGCAAAATAAGCCCTGCCATTATTGGGAACGCGGGCATAATAATATATTCCGCCAATGCATAATTTTGCAAAGTCCTTTTCATCCCAAGTTTCCGGCCTATCAACCCCATGCCAAGACTGCTTTGTCTCTCCTGCATTGCATGCAGAAACCACAAATAAAACAATTACGCTAAATATAATCTTCATTTACTCACCCTCTAATTAATTTAAACCTTTAACGACACCTACGCAGAAGGTAGAAAACCATCCCAGAACCATAACCATCATTAGCGGAAAATCCCACCAATATATAAATGGGTTAGGCCCAAACGGGATAACCTCAAATGCTAGATAGAACATCCCAAACATTGTTGCAACAGGTAATAATAGCCAGATTTCTTTTTTCATTCTTATACCCCTTAATTAACATTTAGTTTCACCGCTAAAGCCCTCAGTTAAGAAGGCTAAAGGGGCGTTGGGAGGACGCTAAGTCGTTGATTTAAAAGGGAATATCATCGTCAAAGTCATCAAAGTTATTAGCCACATGATCAACCTTCGAACCTAAGCTGTATTTTGACGCTGCTTGGTTATCCATCGCAGGATTGTAGTTTGATTGTGGTTGAGCTTGCTGGCCTTGCTGGCCTTGCTGGCCTTGGTTATCGCCTTTGCTATCCAAAAACTGGAACTGGTCGCCGCGTATTTCTGTGGTGTATCGGTCGTTACCGTCTTTATCTTGCCACTTTCGAGTTTGCAAGCTTCCATCAATATAGAGCTTTGAACCCTTTTTTGTATATTCTCCGATAATCTCAGCCGGTTTTCTGAAAAATACCACACGATGCCACTCGGTACGCTCTTGAGATTGGCCGGTGCTCTTATCCTTCCATGATTCACTTGTTGCTATTGATAGGTTACAAACCGCATCACCATTAGTTAAGTGCTTTATTTCTGGATCGTTACCCAAGTTACCTACTAAAATTACTTTGTTTACGCCTTTACTAGCCATGCTATTTATTCCTATTAATATTTAATTTATTCGCCTAAAGCAATTACTGATTTTTCCTCGACCCTATCAAATCCAACACCGCTTAACTTTCCATGAGTGGATAATATATACCTCATACCACCTCTAGCATCGAGCAAAGCATCTTCTAAAAGCCTAGCCTGCCTTGCGAACTCATCCATAGTCCATTCATCAGGTCTATCGGTTCGATATTTTTCTATTTTTTCGCTTAATCTCATCGTATTCTCACTGGTTTATATAATTAGTTTCGTTAATTGTTTTGCCTATATCGCCAACTAGCTTTTTAAATTCAGCTATTCGGAAATCTATCATTTTAAACTCGTCGCTTAGCTCATCCTTATTGATCCGGTGAACATAAAGCCGCTTGCCCACTGGGAACGATTGGCAGTAGCTAATGAAGTCTAGCCAATCTCTACCTGTAAACTTCAGATTCCCAACACACTGCCACTTATAAGCCGGATCTAAACCGCCGCGCTTGATGTTGGCATAGTGGACATTAGACAAGACTGACTTAATTTCGATAACACCATCATCAGCTACCATGCCATCAGGCGAGCAGCCTATAAAATCAGACTCGAAAAACCCTCCGTTTGTTACGTCACAAAAGGTTTCGTTCTCATAAAGCATTCTGGCTAGAGGCTCTTGTTGATGTCCGCGCTCCATATGCTCATTTGAATAACCGCTAGACTCAGGCTCTCCGGTAATCTGCTGAACAGCGATAGACGCCGCCAGCTTCTTTGCAGGCTCCCCAAATGCTTTGCCATAGTTCGCCATGACTTTGCCGAGATTGGAGCTTGTGAGCTTACCTGAGCGCATTGAGAACCATAGATCTTCGTTCTGAGGTATGTCATGGAATTTAAACAGCATCGGAACACTCTTTAGCTATTTGAATCTTGTTCTCGTCGGATATATCAGCACGCTTTAACACGGCATCAAAATTACCATCACGTTTATAAGCTGCTTTAGCGTTATTCCACATCGCATCATTTTCGGGCGTTACAACCGGCTTGCTTAATACGGGCTG